GCTTTACTTCTCCAATTGCGCTGCCAAAGCCTACAATTTCAAATACTCCATTTAAAGAAACTCCGTCGCCAGTAGCACCTTCTATAGAAATAAATTTTCCTACAGCAAAATTATAAGTTGAAGATGTAACATCTACTGCTGTATCAGGAGTTGCTGTTGCAGCTAATGTAATAGTAATAACAGTTTCAGTACTTGTTGTATCTGCAGAAACAACAGCGCCTGTTTTAAAATTTAATGTAGCATCAATTTCTATTGTACTTAATGAAACTCCAAGATGAACTTTTTCAGGCTCTGTAGGGTATAATCCATTTGATATTAAGTTACTACCATTAAAGCCTAATATATTTGTTCTAAAAACAGTTAATGCATCATACTTAGGAGCTTCAGGAACTTGTATATCTTGAACCCATCTATTAATGTTTACATTAGCTCCAGCTTTTTTAAGCATAGGACGTTTAATATGGGTAAATATTTTAGGTACATTTATTTTAAATATTTTAGAGTCGTCATCATGGTTTTCTATTTTAGTTCCAAAACGTCCTCTTTCTACAGTTAAAGAAGTAGCATTTGAAACTGTCACTTTCATTACTTCTGAATCTATTTGGATATATTCTCCAACAATTAATCCATGCCCTGCATCAATATTAAATGTTACAGTCGCATCTGAAGTAATTGCTGCTGCTGTTAAAGCGCTTAATTCTTCTTCTCCAAAATTAGCATCACATACTCTAAGACCGTTGTCTGCTTTATAGTAAATAGGTTTAACACATTTTAAATCTACTAAATCTTCACTATCACCATCTGTGCCAGTATTATGTACAGTTCCCATAGATATAATAGAATCTTTCCAGTTATCATAACCGCCAAAAGGATTTATATAATCTGTCCAAATATCTATATCTGCACCATCATTAACACATATAAATTCTGTACTAACTTCTTTTGGTTCAACAATACTGTCTGTATTATTAAAGTCATAGTCATGTGTAAACGAAAATAGCCCATGACCTGATGATATGGGCGTTTCATTTTGGAATCTATTTTGACCGTCTTGACCGTCGGTAGGACTAACAGGTATATTATCTGCGTTTACAGTTACAAATGAAGATTTACCATCACCTGATAGTACTATTCTACCTTTATTAGAGACACTAGCATTAGTAACTTCTACTAATTCATTATTTTCTATATCTCTAGGGTCAGCCTTTTTATTGATACCACCTTCAAAAGATTTTATATGGTATACTTTTTTAGGCATCTAATCTTCTATTAAAGCCTCTTTAACTACTTCTTCAACAGAATCCCAAATAGCATTTAAAATCTTTTCTTCTGTTTTTTCTGATATAAGTGGAATATCCACATTATCATTCATTTTTTTTATTAATTTTTCTTTCATATCGTCATTGAATATATATCCAGCAACTATTTTACCGAAACTTGACATTAGTATGCTCCTTTTGTTGAACGCTTTCTTGCGTCCCTTGTTGGTGTTTTAGTTCCTACATTTTTTTGAGAAACTTTTGCTTTTCTTTTTAATCTTACTTGTCTCGCTCTTTCTTTTAAAGCTTCTGAGCGTTTTTTTATAGGTGAATATTTTAAACCTTCTTTTTTAACTGTTTGTTTAGTTGAAGCTGGACTTACAACTTTTCCATCTTTATATTTTTTAGGTCTACCTACTTTAGACCCATATGTACCTTTACCTTGTGGCATAATGCCTCCTGTTTCCTATCAATTATTTAGTTTTTGTTTTTAAACGTTTCCTTGCGTCTAATATTTCTTCAAGCCTATTTGAGCGTTTTCTTGCGTCTGTCATCGGAAACCTGTCCTGAGGGTTTCCATATAAAAATTTTTTTCTCTTAATTTTCTGTTCTGGCGTTAAAGGTCTTACCTTTTTAGGTCTAGAGTGTTTTCCATATTTCTTTTCAAGATTTTCAATTTCATCCTTTTGTTTTTCGTTTTTGGTATATTTTTTAATAGGCATTTTTACTCCTAGTGTTGTTCGTATTTCTTGTTTTTTAAAAATCTTTCTTTTAGACCATTACCGCTTAAAGCAGCAAGTATTTCTACAATTGCTCTATAGCTTGCTTTTATATCTTCTTGACCTAATTGCATTTGTTTTTGCGCATCTATAAGCTTTATAACAATACCTTCAAACCTGTCATTAGCATCATCTAAATCTTTTTTTAAATCGTCCTGTATCCAATTATTTTGTTTCCATATAAAATAACCAAATGCTACAGTCATTACTACAGGAACTCCAAATTGTTCTATTGCTTGAAATAAATCCATATTATAACCTAGGAACCGCTAAAGACCTTACTCCACTTTTTCTATGGGGATATTTTTTAATAGTTCGTTCATATTTATTTCTATAATAACCTGCTCTTTGTAAATCTCCGCCATCTTCTAATAATCTTGATTTAACATAATCAATTATAGAAGAATGTAATGAGGTGTCTAACCCTGAATTAGCTTTCAAATCATCATCTAATTGTTCAACTGTACCATACTTAGAATGAGTATGTATACGAAGTCCACCTGTTACACTACTTCCGCTAAATGTATCATACCTATCTATAACAGTTTCAGTTGTATCGCTAACGTCATTAGATATAACCTTACATACTAAAGCTAGTCTATCATCATCATTATACCATGCAAAATAACTATTTGGATAGCTTCTTTTATTTGTAGCCATTTAATCTCCTATTTGCATGCAACAAAAACTTCTACGTCACAGGCTGCTGTATCTGCTGTAGCTGTAACATTTACTAAATCATTTAAACTTACAGTTAAAGCTGAACCACCAGCATGCATAGTATCTACTACACCGCCAGATAAATCACCATTATAGATAAAAGATTGACCTTTATCTAAAAGAAACGCAACTTCTGTATTGTCTTCATCTTTAAAAGTTAAAGTTACATGATTAGTGTCATCTAAATTCGTAATACGAATATATAAAACATCACTTTCAATAAATGTTCCTGCAGCTACCGCTGTAGACATTGCAATAATCTCTACTTCAGAAGCAGGTACATCAATAATTCTTCTTGATACTGTTGCTATAGAAGGAATCGATAAAGTTTGTGTTCCACCTTGGTTTTTACCATTTAGTGTTATTGACTCAGATATTGTAACTGTCATTGTTGAGGCTGTTACTGTACTTGCCATTTTTTACTCCTATTTTAATGAATCAGACGTTTCGTCTGTATCATCTTTTAATAATCTATGCGAGTCTGCCAACATAGGTATTCTCACATATCTATCATTGTTATCTAAAATTTCGACTTTTGTTACATCTATAACAGAGTCGTCTAATTTATACCATCTTTGTTTTGAATTTAAATTTTGTACTTTTTCTGTAGTATAGTGCTGAATTTTGCTTGACATGTCCATCAAAGCATCATTTATAAGTTGCACTAAATATTTTTCAGGTTGTCTTCCCATTGTGTATTCTATTTGCTGTATCAAATCTTTAACCTTCACGTTGACCTCCTGGTTGTCTAGCATTAGCTCCTATAGTTTGTAAAGCTTGAGCATAATCTTGTTTTAATCCTGTTATCATAGGAACATATAATTCTGCATCCTCTTCTTCAGCTAATAATGCTTCAGCAGACTTAATTGCTGCGTATAACACAACAACATAAGTCATATCATTTGAAAGATTATCAATAGCACTTCCTGCAGACGCATCTATAGCAGTTAATGGAAGGTAATATACGTCAGCTGTTTGAGATGCAGTTGGGTCAGGATAAACATTTAATACTGCATTGTTAATAAAATAAACAGGGTCAGTATCTTTTACATGCATTAAATCATTAGGGTCAGTTATTCTAGATGACATAGCTGCTGGCATTTGCCTACATATTTGACTAATTCCTCTAGAATCTTTTCTAACAACAGTTACAATAGGACCTATAGTCACAGTATCTAAATCTAATGTAGTAGGCGAATTACTTAATGTTGTTGATGTTGAACATTCTGCTAATTTAGAAGCAGGTAAAATGTTATATAATTGCGCTAACCCATCAGATAAAAAAGTATCCATAGCGTCTTGGTCTGTCATTGCAGTTCCTACTAAATCTTGTATTTGTGCGTCAAAATTTGCCACTATACTCTATTCCTATCTTTTATATCTTGCTCTATTGTTTTACTTGAAAACTCTATTTTTGTTTGTTTACTCCAAGGATTATTTCTCATATTAATTGTAATACCCATATCTTTAGGGTTTGAGTTAAAATCTTTTTTATGTTTACAACTGTCTGCCTTAATAACCTTTTTACAGTCTTTACAGTATACAAATATACCCATTATATTTTATTTCTCCCAATTAATAATCTATATGAAAAATTAATTGAATACTATCTGCATTACTAAAAGTTGGAGTCCCATCAGCTATAATTCCTGAAACATATGCGCTGGTAGAACCTTCTTCTGCTTGCAGTAAAAAAGGTAAAGCAAGCTCTGTGTTAGCATGGGTTCCATATGCGTTTGCTTGGTGTATTTTAAAATTATCTATATCAATAGTATCAGTATCTGAACTAATTACGCCTACACCACATATGTTAGCTGCTACTGCATCATCATAACTTACATTAGCTGTAGCATGCATTGTTCCAAAACTAGTGTTTCTTTGTGTAAATACTAATTGCACTAAAGTACCTTGACTATCTTCGTCAACTAAATAAGCTGCTACAAGTTTAGAACTTCCTCCACTTGTTAATACTGCATTAGGTATTTCTGTTGCCGCAAATAGCACATCACCGTCTGCGTAAGCGCTGCTTGCTGTAATTGTAGGAGTAACTCTAATGATTGCTCTTTGAGCCATTTTACTTGTAGCTTCTGCTACTGTAAATTTATGTAATTTGTTTGCCATGTTTACCTCCTGCCCTAAGCTCTGGCTGAGCGTGAATGGGCTTGTTTATTATTATAAAAATTCTTAGTAGATTCGGGGCAAGCCTTTTATATGACATGCCCCATAGTTCTACAAAACTATTAAACCTTATTTATTTGGTTTATGTAGCAGTTATCCCACCATCAGCTTTAGTTTGTCCTGAAACGTAATAATTAGTACCATCACACCAAACGTCAATCCAATCACCTTTAATGGCAACGCCATCTACAAAAGTAATTGTAGTACATCCAGTACTAGATACTCCATCATCACTTGTGTCTACTTCAAGTTCATTTATACCGTTAACAATAATAACATCTGTATCAGATGCTGCTTTTTCTACAACAGTATATGATGCACTTGAAGGAGCAGCTTTAACTACAAACTTACAATACCAACCTGCACCTGCGTCAGCAACTGCTGGTAAAGTTGTTGCAAATTCTGTAGCTGAATTTAAAAGAAATATAGAACCAGAATCAGTATCTGCTAATGAAGATGCTGCTAAAAGTTCTTTTACTTTTAATTTGTGAGAACCTGTAAAATTGCTATTTTCGTTTAAAAAATCACTTCTCATTTTACACACCCTCCAAGTTAATAAGTGCATGAGTTTCTGGTAGAGTTACTTCAAGACCTGCTTCTGTTAGAATCATATCTTTACGTAAATCTTCATCAGCCTGCTGCACATTAGTTGTAATTGATGTATCTCTATTTAAACCGTTACCAACTAGTGGTCTGTAAGCTACTTGGTCTAAATCAACAAAAGCCATATGGCCAGAAGCATTATTTCTAAATAATGGCTCTGCTACCATAGATGCTGAACCAAACACAGTATCAACTGATAATATTGTGTGGCCAAACGAGCCTTTGCTAGACGGGAAGTTATATCTTTGGTCATTATTATCTAATGAGTTAGACATAAACCCACTTAGCTTATTAAAGTGTGCCATTACTGGTCTAGATACTAAACAAAGTTTTTTATCAGAACCACCTCTAGCAGGGTCATACATTACTTGAAACGCTGATAATAAACCATCATATGTTAGTTCAGATGTTGCGTAAGAAGCTAAATATGGTGTAGATTCAGAATAAGAACCAATAGTACCATCAGTTGATATGCTTCCTGTTCCATTTTTAATAATGTGACCAACTATACCATCAGTATATTGAATACCGCTTCTGCTACCTTTCATACCAAAAAGCATTGCTCTTTCGATGTCGATTTTATGTTCTCTTAATTTAAGATTCCATATTCTATCCCATTCGTCAGCATAACCTCTGTATACAGTAGCTCTAGCTGTATTAGACATTTCACAAGCTGTTTTAAAGATTTGTGTATAACCAAATCCATCGTCTAACTTTTGTGAAAATACATCTGGCGCACCTGAGCCTTGCTCGTATGATGTACCAATAACAACAGCTTCACCATTATCATCTAATGTTGTTGTACTACCACTAGAAGCTTCTATTGTATGTACAACAATTGATGTATCAGCTGAACCATGAGTAACAGATTCAATTCTAGCTATACCTTGAGTAATAGATTCTACGTCTGCACCACCATCTAAATTTACATTTTGTGCAAACTGTACAACCATACCTTTAATTAAAAAGTCTACACTAGCACCACCTGAAGTGTCAACTAATAAAGTTGTATTACTACCTGCAGCAGCTAATGTTTGACCACCTTTAACTAAAAAGCTACGGTCTGTCATATGAACTTTCGTTCTATCTTCTAAAAACCTAAACTGAGAATCAGTTGTAGGTACTTTTCCTACTTTTGACAAGTATACAAAAAATGGTGACTCATCTGGGGCTAAGTCTGCGATTCTATCGCTAAAGTCATACAGTCTTCTTGTGCTTAAACTAGCACTATCTGTAGTATTGCCTCCTGGAGTTCCAAAATTAACTTGCCCTTGATTAAATGTCGGCATGTTATCTCCTTTACCGTTTTATATTATTTACAATACGTTCGTACGGCTACCAGCATTTAAAACTCTATCCCACATTGTTTGTTCGTCACTCTTAGGGCTTGCAGGAGCTTGTCCTTGTAATACCCCTCCCTGTGCAGGAGTACTTTGTGTTTGACGTACACCATCAAGTGGATTTTGTGTTTGTTCTTCGCTAGCATCAACAGCATCTACAGCTCTCCACATTTTAATAGCGCCTTCTACACCATAGTTAGCAGGATTTTGATTAGCGAATTTCATAAAAGAGTCTACTTCTTGTGGGTTTAAACCTCTTTGTTGTAGTTCGGTCTTTAATTGCATTTCGCCTTGATTTCTATGTAATCCTTGCATTTGATGCTGAACAGCTCCATTTATAGAGTCTTGTAGTTCTTGCTGCCTATATTGGTACGATTTAGACTGTGGGTCATTATAGGCTTCCCATGGGTCAAATTCATCTTTATCTAATGCTATACGTTGAGGTTGTTGTGGTTGACCTTGTCCATCTATCATATTAGTTATAGTTTGAGTTATATCTGGACGAGATTCCAATAGGTTACCTATTTGCTCGTATTGCTTTAGTTTAGAATTTTCCGCTGCGAGTTTATCCTTTTCACTTTGGAAGTATTTTGCTTGGTCTTCCCAGTTTTCAGAACTCTCTTGCGTATTTGAGTTATCGTCTTGCCCTACATTATCAACGGTTTCACCTTCTAGATGTCCGTCTTCATATGCGTCATTCATTGTTATGTATTTCCTTTCCGCAATCTCTCTTGTCTTTTTTGAGCTTCACTACTATTAATACGTAATTTCTCTGACTCGAGTTTAACTGCATCTTTTAGTCTACCAGTTGCCAATCTGTTAGCGGCACGAGATTCATATTTTTGCTCTGCCAATTGGCTTTTGAATTTTTCTACTTCAGTACGTTTTCTAGCTGCAACACTTTCTCTATCTGCAGTTTGTAAATCGCCTGAAAGCTTTTTAAGTTCTTGTTGTGCTTGTGAAAGCATACTTTGTAATTTACCAATTTCATCAGTTCTTTGCAATACACCTTGTTTGTCAAATATTTCTGTCTTTTTCAACGCTTCCACCCTATCTATTAAACCAGCTTGATAAGCCTCCATATAAAGTTGGAACTCCCCATACTTATTAGATGGTAATGTAGAGCCTCCAAGTATACGAATATCAAACTGACCTATTGTTATATCGTTATCTATTGCCATTAATTCATTTGTTTTATTCC